ATGTCCAATACCCGGGCCCGGTAAACCCACAGCATCTAAGAAATCAGAACCACAGTCAAAAAACCTTTGAGGTTTATATTTTGCCGAAGTTGAATATTTCTTTTTAAATGAAGAAAAATCAGTTGTTTTCTTTATTGCCATAGTATTTCCAGAATTCGTTAAAGGTTTGTAATTTATCACTTGCATTGGCTAATTTCTCCACAAAATTATCCATTTCTTCGATAATTTGGGGATGTTCTCCTATGCCAGCAGCATTTTCGAGATAAATCATAAGAGTCGCCTCAGCTTCCAAAATTTGAGCCTCATATTTCAACTTGAGGCTCTCATACATTTTTTGTTTAGTTTCTTTTGTCATAATCGTAAGAATTAAAAGGGTGGGGTTTCCCCCACCCAACTAACATAAATTAAAATGGTAGGTCTTCGTCAGGAGTAGAATCTGCCTGAGGGTCTTTATAGTTTGAACTATTGTTAGAAGCTGTACCTCCGAAGGTTTCAGTTCCAACTTCGTTGTTACCATAAACATAACCGCCTTTTTCGCTATCCCAACGTGGTTCTTCTCCACGAGCAAGAGCTTCCAGGTACTCAACCGGCTTTTTAGAATAAACATCTTGCCAGTCAAGTTCATCATTTACCCAACTATCCATAGTTGCTTTGTCCTCGTGAATAGGTGCGGGGTCATCATACATGATTGTTGATACAGTAGTGTATACAGCACCTTTAGGTGTCTTCTGCTTACTTAGTTCAATAATGAGGTCGCGTCCCTTTTCTGGGTCAGTGATATCACCCTTATTACGCCAAATAGGAATAATCTTATCAAGAATACCTTCATTTTTATAGTTGTGTTTGAAGCGCCAGAACTTCACTCCATCAGCCTCGTTGTCTCGGTCAATAACCTTAACAATGTAGAATTTACGAGACTTGTATTGTTTAGAAAGCTCTTTGTCTGATTCTTTACCGGTAGACATAAGCTCTTCATGAACCTCGTTAAGAGGTGAACGCTCGTTGTCATTTTTACCTGGGTCGTAGAACTTTTGCCACTTTCCTCCGACTTGGATTTCGTGATACCAAGCCTCCTTGAAGGGTGACCCGCCATCCTGTGTTGGGAGAATGCGGACACGGCGGGTGCCCGAGTTTGATTTGTCATCAAGGATAAGCGCGAAATATTTTTTCAAACGCTCGTCTTGAGACATTTTTCCGAAGTTTGCACTTCCGGATTGTTGGTTTTTTTCGTACTGTGCTAGTACTGCATCTAATGAACTCATAGAAAATTAATTTAAGTTAGTTAATGAAATATAGAAAATTGATTTCAAATTGTCAAATAATAAAAAAGGTTGTGTTGCCACAACCTCAATTATAGTATAAAATTCGAAATAATCAAAATTTGTAAGGTAATTGATTTTTATTGCTTGGTTGGAAAGTTTTTTTAATTTCTGCTGGACTTATCCCTTCAATATCATCTGTTGTTAAAATGTATTCATGCTTACCAGATTTTTCCCAATCTTCTTTTTTATCGTCAAAAAAATCGGATAGTTTCTTGTTAAATGGTCCTGAATCAATCGTTCTTAAAGCTAGTTTTTCTTCTGCCGATTTCGGTCTAAATTTTTCGAGTGCAAATTCGATATCGTTTAATTTGTTTACTAAGTTGTCCATTTCTGAAAGTTTCGATTCAAGGTTTTTAATATAACCAAATAGACTTTCAAAATATTCTTCTTGCTTACTTTCTATTTTTTTTTGTGAATTAACGAGGTCCGTAATATCTAATTGTTCTGTTCCGCTTTCACTTGTGTCAGCAGTATCTGTAATTTTTTCAACTTCAGTGTCAGCAGTCAAGTCAATCTTTTCTGGTGTTACTGGTGCCGCTGGTGCTGGGGAAGCAGCATCAATTTCCGGTTCGGGTAATCCAGGAACTAAAGGAGTTTCTTGTTCTAGAATGTACTTGTTGATTTTATGATGTCTTTCAATCTCTTTTAATATTTTCTTATCAATGCTCATTGGATTAACCGTTTAATAAATTTTTAATTCCGTTTGGTGTTTCTACGCGTACTCTTCTGTTGAGAGTAACATCATAACCGGCTCTTTCGATTAGACCATCTCTATCACGAATGGTATAGCAATCTCCGGTATCTAAGTCACAGACTTGCTTAGTGCCATCTCCATTATCTTTTTCAGAAACTCTAGTTTGTTTCCCAAGATATTGATTTAATAATGAATGAGTATTCATATGTGTGTTTTATTATAAATATACTCAAACTAGTATTAGGTACAAGTTGGAGTTACAGTGTTGATGAGGTTTATGTTGTTAGGAACCGGTGTAGGCGTAATTGTTGGTGTAAAAATAGGAATTGTAGTTGTTAGTCCAAGTTGTTTTGCCAAAATTACGGCATTTGTTAGACTAGCCGCCAGAGTCTGATTTTGGGTTTGTGAAGTTCCTCTTGGGTATGGCCAGTTTTGAAGATAATATCTTTCAATACTCTTTTGACGAATTTCACCTAAACTATTTGTAACACGGTCTCTTACAAAGTTAATGTAGGCTAGAGCACCGTCAAACACAGCAAATGGCATAGATACTTCGGTAGTGTTTAATGTTTTCATACTTCTACAAACATAAGACCTTCGGAAATAAAGGTCTGCAGTAGCACCGTAGTCATAGTTCAGAGTTATCTTTCCATAGTTGTTATTTGCAGATTCAAATCTGTTATCCACACCACTGGATGCATAAGAGAGCACAAAAATGATAAATTTCAAATCATCACTGTCTGTTGATTGGTTCAGTAACGAAACAAATCCAGCAGTGTTAATTGACGTTGTAACTCCGGCCACCGATTCATAACCCAAAGTATTTAAGTATGGTTCCTCCAGAACTTTTGACATACATGAGTTTTGAGTAGCACCACTTGTTCTTGTGTCTGTCGAAAGATTTGCGTTGTTACCTTGAGTGGTCGTTGTAGTTGTCCCTCTTGAAATATCTCTTGATTGTTTGTTTGCTGACAATAGTTTGGTTACAAGATTTTTATTAATTGCCTGCAGGTAACCCTCCAATAACGGAAGTGTAAAAACACTCTGTCTTATTCCGTTAAATTTAGTTTGAAACGTTCCAGGCGCTATTGTATGACTAACTTCAGTAATCATATAGGAACCATTAAATAATGGAACATGTCTTAGGTTGAAATACATCGTTGGTTGAATCAATGCATTACCAAATGAAATTACCTCACACTGGTAACTCATATTTTTGTAAATGTTATACAATGAAACATTCTGTGTTGCAGTGGTTCTTCCAGCCGCACTTGCAGCCATCAAATTAATTTGTTGAACGGATTCCGAAGTTGCTTTACCGCCGTCTTGACTAATACTGAAGGAATAAAAAACATTTTGATTTCTAGTTCCAATATCTACGTTGAAGCCAACTACTCGGTTCGAAATAGACCAATCTTGTTTATCTCTTTGGTCTTCAATCAAAGGATTTAGTTCTGCCTCTCTTAAATCGAAAGCATCACTTCTGAAAAGATAATTCTTAGTTTCTCCCCTCAAATCAACATAAGTTGATGGTCTTTCCGTATAAAAACAAACTAATTTTGGCCCTGAGTTTCTATAATCAACACTTAAGAACGTTCCCCACATGTTGTTCGCAAAGTCTCTTCCTGGCTCAATGTTTGGTTGTGCATTAGCGCTTACGCTTTGAACATTATAGAAGTTCACGTAGGCTGGCATTGGCATAACGGAGAAGTGGTTTTCAGTGAGTATACCACTAATAAACAGAAACACACTCATGTTGTAGTTCAAATTTTCAGGGTTAACCAATTTTTGTAGGTTGAAAATATCCAAAATAATCTTATCTCCTATGTTTCTGGATGCTCTATCCAAAAACAAGATATCCTCAAACAAAGTTTGATTCGTAAAATCAGAACCAGCAATCCACTTATCATTCAAAGCTTTGAACATTTCATAAAGTTCAACTTTGCTTTGCTTTGAATCAAACTTACTTTGAATTGTTCTCTCAGGTAACTCGGTAATGTTTGGTAATTCTTTTCGAATAATTGTTAGAGTATTATCCAAAGCAGTATTCTGCAAATCAGTTGTTACCCCTAAATAATTTTGTATAGATGTTGCAAACGTATCACTTGTAATTGTAGGGTCATCAAGTTTTTGAGTTGCGTACATTTTTATTATCGGAGCTAATAATTCAACATTTTGCTGAGTGAATGCAATATTGTTATCAACGAAAAAATCTGTGATATATGACCCCCCATTTCCATAAGTGAGCTCTGGAATTGTCGAGAAGCCAACATTTAGCTGCAAAGCTTCCCAAGCAGCCGGATTAGCAATTTGTGATTGAACAAGTGTGGTCGTCCCTCCGGGTGTTGGTAAAGAATTTGCTACGTATGCTTCGAAAGGAATGGGGTCAATAACATTACCGGTTCCTAGGATATAACTCAAATATGAATCAGTTTCTCTTCTTTTATATTGAGTTGGGTTACCCAATCTAAAGGCCACATCATAATCCATTAGGTTTTGTATCTCACTAATAGACTTGGAGAACTGGGTGTCAATAACTTGTTTGAACAAGTCTTCTTGCGTTGCAAAGGATGAAGGTAACGGTACGCTCATAAGCTCCCGAAATAGAAGCTGGAAGTTTCTGTAGTTTTGGTTGTTGGTTGTACTCTGAGAGTTTACACCTCTTGTTGTGGCTCTTGAATCGTCAATTATAAAGTCTCCGTCACCGACCTCTGGGTCAAAGTTTAATACTGATTGTGAAAACTTTAGAAATTCTCTCTCAAACAAATCCAACACTTGCTTTTCATATACGGACAAAAGGTCGTCAATTTTTGAATAATTGTCCGTAACGGCTAAGGATGTTGTTGGTAATATAAGTTTAAATGGCGCTACATCTCCTTGTCTTGGGATGAGGTTCATATAAGCATCATAATCTGGTCTTTGAATATCTGTTGTATCCAAATAACCATAGTTTGGCATTTTCCAGAAGGTTCTCACAGAACCGTTAAACAAAGCTGGATTATTAAATAGTTCCCCTGTTAGAGTTCCCGCGCTATTAAATAGGGCTTCTCTCACTTCGTTCTCTGTCGTTCCAAACGACGGGAGAACATAGTAGTTGGTCTGAGGAGTGGCTGGTGGTGTATTACAGACAAGTTGATTAGGGTCTGATGGTTGGACAGTATCTGGTACTAAACAGCTGTAAGTGTTTATATTTATAATTCTTTCTAGACCTGTTGTGTCTACTGTTGAGACAAATATGTTTGACTGGCTGAGGTTTTGTACTTTAAATCCTTGTGCAATTGATTGATTGATTTCACTATCTGTGTAGTTAGTCCAAAGGTCAGTGCCATTTAAAAAGTAATTAAAATCATTAATGGTCTTTGGATAAAACCCAACTTGCATTTCATCATACAAGCTTGTTATTGACAACTCTTGTTCTTGAAGAGTTATTGTTCCAACACCGTTTAGGGTATAACTAGCTCCAGTGTTACCATTGATTGGGTCATAATTGTTGATATAATCAAAGTTAGTCCAAATTGGTGATAACATGTCCTGACCTGTTGACACAAACTCTTTGTATCTGTGCCAGATTGAACCATACTTCAATATCCAAACATATGGTAGTCTATGAACTGCACCAAATTTTTTCATACTGGCAAAGATGTAGTCCAGAGGATTGGCTGAGTTAAGCGTTTTGTACCTCTCCTTAAGAGTTGCTAATGGTAAGGAGTTTAAGAAGAGGTATGCCGCTTGTTTGTATGGGGCATTAACGGTGTTCTTTTGGTTTTCTACTCCGTACTGAATTGCGTTTACAAAGTAAGGAGTATTCAGCATTGATGTTGTGCTATTCAAAACATTCGGCGAACCTCTCTCCACAAAGCCCTCGGTTGGTAAAAGTTCTGACGCACTTCTTCCCAAATAAAAATCTTCAATCTCTCCAGCGGGATTAGGGGTTGTAACCTCAAGATAAGAAAAAGTCGTAACGGGTCTAATTTCAGTCTTATTGTTTAGGTCCGTAAAGTTTGTAATTAAGTTTTTAGGTTGATATACTTTGTATGTTCTTGTGGTATTGAAAACTCTGTTTGAGTCACCCGTGAATTGAAAATTGTTAAGATATGTTGCATTCCATAATTCATCAGTAAATGGATATGTGTCAGTTACCCTTGGGATGTTTGTATTCGTGGTCTCCAACAATTGATTCAAATATTGAAGTTGCGGGAGCGAGACATTCTGAGTTTGCACCGAAGTTGACAATGACTCCATGGACAATATTGAGGAGCTATTCGCAATTTCATCTCTGAGATAAGGGGTAACGTAATAATCCCTTACAAGGTTGTTCCAATCTCTTCCAGTTCCATCATTTGAAATTCCTTGCAAAAAGGTAAGATAATTGTTGGCGGTAAATGGAAAGTTTTTTAACTTTAAAATCAAATATGGAGCGCTTACGCCTAAGCTGGTTGTAATATTATTTGACTCAACATTGGCAATAAGTTCAGTTATCCCCGTTTCAAGGGGGGAATTTACGGCTCTTGCAAACCCTGAATAACGTGAATAAATTAAACTTCTTTCGTAAATTTCGTAAAAATATCTAACTTCTTCCTTGTTAAGGTATGCAAAATTTACATAAGGGAATTCAATGGCATTGATGTTCAATACAGAAGTTACTTGCCCGGAGTTTTCCTGTGGAGGTTGAACAACTGGTGGTTGGAATTTTTGAGCAACACCTTTTAAGTATTCTTCAACGAACTCTACCTCCGGCCACTTATCATACAAATAGCCTTTGGTTAAATTTACAATAGCTGGGTCGCCAGGATAAGCAAGTTCATATCTGTTTTTTCCTGGTGTAAAATTATTAGTAGTGCTGGTTGCTTGGGTAATATTATTCTCAACAAAAATCTGAGGCCATGGATATACCGGTTCCTCTGAGTTTCTAGCTGCATCAGAGGCATTAGCTGCATAACCAACATTTCTAATGTTATCGGAACTTGGAATTGTAGTTGAATTATTGAATACAGCGTTGCGTCTTACTGGGTCGGTTCTTACTTCCCATGCTTTGGTATGTACCTCATCCATCAAACGAATAAAAGCCTCGGTGGAGGCAAATAATACAGCCATTACATTTCTTACGGTTGGAACAAATCCTAATCCATTTGTTGAAGCTATCAACTCCGCAAGTTTAACACTAATTTCACTTTCTATTACGGACACCTTTTTATCTAAATCAGCTTGCATTACTCGTATAAGAGTATCAAAACGTCCCGGTCCTTCAAAAACAAAGAAAGGTTTCTTTACTTCTTTCAATCCCTCTGGTGTAATTTCAACCGTGATATTAAATTGTTGCTTCAAAACCTGATTTACAAAATCAGTAGTTTGACCCGATGTGGGATTCAAAATACCAAATTGTTGTCTAAGAGTTGTTGGGAAATCAACTTGGCTAGGGTCAAGTGTTGTAACT